CCGTACTTGGCCTCCAGTATCTGCGCCACATTCCCGGTAGTGATGGGCCGCACTTTCCGGGAACGCGAGCGGTAGGGCTGATCGATGACCCCCAGGTGCAGCACCATGCGCGACTGCACACGCCCGCGAAGGCTACCGCTGTCTGGCGCCATCAGCTCACCCCGGTCAGTGCGGGACCAAAGCTCATGGCGATCTCCAGATACCGTCGGCCATAGGGCGTCTTCAGGCTCTGAATATCGGACAGCGTGAACTGGCGGATGGTATCGGCGTTGATCTGCGCCATCGATGTTGCCTGATTGCTCGCCGCGCTGACCACACCCACGGCGGTGTCGCCAATGCGGTACTTCTTTCTGATGTCCTGCCAGTAGGTCTGATTGGCGGCATCCTGAGCAAGATATACCGCCCGATCGGCCGCGAAGTTGTAGACCGCTTCCACATACAAGGTCGAGGAGGCAAAGCAGATCCAGCCATTCACGCTATCCATCGCCTCGCATAGCGATGCCTGGATCACATCAGGCCCGGGCAGTACCGGCGCCGCTGCTGGCGGTGGTAGCAGCGGCAGAGTAGCCTCCAAAAAGGCCGTGTAACCGTCCTGTGTTGGAGGCGACGCGAAGAGCATCGGCGATCAGCGGGTGGGCTTGTTCTTCGGCGCCACGCCGTCGGCGGTTGCCTCCGCACCCCTGGCCTGCTCGCTGCCATCATTTTTCTTGTTGGACTCCGGCACTACCTCGACCTCCATGCGCTTCACCTGTGGAGCGTCGAGTTCAGCTGCCTTCTGCTGCTCGCGGGTGAGCCCTGCGACTGCCGTGGCGTCGATCATCCGCTCGCTGCGATCGGCTGCGGCTTGCTGATTCGATTTGATCGAAGCACGGATCTTTCTGACATCAATGGGCTGCGTGTCCCAGATGAACCCGCGAGCGCCTTTGATGGCATCATCCGGGCGGCACGCCCCGTAGTGATCGGCCTGCTGCGAAAACAGCTGTTCAAACTCGAAGGCGCCGAAGTCATCGCGACCGCTGGCCAGCGCGACGGTCTGACCGGCGCGGATTTCCTCGTGCCTGAGCCGGCCAGACCAGTCGGGCTTGTCACTGTCCTTGGCCTTGACAGGAATCCGGTAGGACAGCGTGTGGTGCTGCAGTGTCGTGTTGGCGACATATATCTTTGACATGGGAAGTTGGCTCCGTAAATAAAGACGTGTGGCAACAGCCGCGCGAACGCGGCTCGCTCAATACACCATCGAGATGAGCTGCAGGGCTTCGGGGCGCAGCACCCAGCCTGGTGTCACGCGAATCTCATACAGCGTATCGACAGCGCCCAATGCCAGCGGCACCGTGATCTCGCGCGGGGCCGGCATGTCGGCATACATGAACGAGCAGCCGCGAAGGTTGGGCTCGAGTTTCGAGAACTCATTGGTGTCCCACATGGCCTCGTTGGGCTGATCGACTTCGGTCAGCATGAGGATGATCAGATCCGAGCCGCCGGCGCCCTGGCCGATCAGCGTGTCGTCATAGCACCACTCGATGACATCGCCCTCGAAGCGCTTGGCGATCTCGGCCGCCATCTCGGCGGTCGTCGCAGAACCGGCGCCCAGGCGCTGGAAGCTCGTGAGCTGCACCACGTTGACGAGACCGAACTGACCGATGACGCGCTGCGGACCAAGGAACACCCAGCGATGCGCCTTGCCGAACTGGTAGGTGCGCTGCTTGACGATCGACATCTGGTTCAGCAGGAACACCGCCATCTGACCATTGTCGTAGTTCAGCACGGTCGTCGCGCCAAAGGTGTCGGGCGGCAGGCTCGACGTATAGGCTCCGGGTGTATTGGCCACGCCCTCGCCGTTACCGCCGTTGTACCCGTACAGGCCCAGATTGCGCAGCGTCTGGTAGATCGTCTGATGATTACCCAGTCGATAGCCTTCGGCAATGTTGATGCCCCAGCGGCTCGCATTGGCGGCATCGTGATGATCCCACTCCGCGTGAGAGCGCACGCGGTAGGTCGGCGTGCTCGCGTAGCCCGGGATCAGATCGACTCCAGGCAGCACGTTGCCAGCCGTCTGGTGCGTGTCGGCGCTGCCGCGGAACGAGAGTTTTCGGATGTAGACGTACAGGTCCTCCGGGTCGAGCAGTATGCGCGGCTTGCCATCGGCGAATACGCGCAGAAACTGGGAGGATTGGTTGATCTGCATGAGCACTCCCGGTTCAATCCGTGATGGGTGAACCTGTGCCCAGGAAGTGGTTAAAAGTGCCATGCGTTAAAACTCCTGAGAAAAATTGGAAAAGTTGAAGTCGTTGGCTGCTTCAGATCTCGATCACGATGACCGAGCCGGCCGAATTCCATTCAGCCTCACCGGCCACCGGATTATTGGGCTCGACCACGAAGGAGTTGCCGACGAAGACCTCAAGGATCTTCGCGATACCGCCAGGGCCGCCGCCGGGAAGCGCACCGGCATTGGGGCCGGCCGCCGTGTATGGAATCACGAGCTGATTGGTGTAATCCCACGACAACTGCGCGTACTGCGGCGCATTCGCGAGAGCCGCGGCGTTAGAGGCGGAGATCGGCAGCGCGATCACGGACTCCGAGCCCGGCTCGACGAAGCTGATGCTCATGCCGGCAGTGAACAGCGGCACCTGCGACTGCGGGGTCTGAATGCCGGCGAAGGACTGATCCCAGACGGCAAAGCCCGCAAAGTTCGGGCCGCCGGTCGCCAGCGAGAGCTGCGGACCCTGCAGGTTTTCCACACTCTGCCCGACCTGGCTAGGAAGATTCGCCGCGATCGCGACACCTCCATAGATCAGGCCCGTGACGGCAGCCGCAATGGAGCCGGCACGCAGGTTGAACCGAGCGTTCGCCTTGGGGTAGAGGCATCCAGCGACCTTGCCGATCGTGTTGGCGCCGAACAGACCAGCAGCATTGCTGGTCAGCATTGGGTTGATGTTGACCATGTAGAAAAGTCTCCTGAAAAGTGAGGTGATGCGCGCCGATCAGCGGGCCTGGTTGTTGATCTTGCCGAACTGGGTGCCACCGCCCATGAACGGCGCCCACGCGATCGCGGCATCTCCGTGCCAGGTCGTGATCTTGTGGCCGCTCTCGTTGACGCGGGTGCGCTTGGTGAGAGGCGCTCCCGGAGCGATGTGCACATTGGATGCCGCGATCGAATCGTTGATGATCGCGGCCTCGACGTTCGAGAACACCGCCTCGTCCACGACACTCGCCAGATCCGAGTCCTTGTAGGCGCGGCTGTGCGGCTGCAAGTCCTTCAGCAGGTTGATCCGATAATTGCGCAGCGATTCGCCGTGCAGCGGCGCTCTGGCCTGCCGACCCCATGCCTGGCACGCGCTGTCCAGGCGCAGCTGCGCCTCGGCGTACTTGTTTCGGTCTTCGGCTGACAGGATCGCCGGCATGCGGCGCTTCAACTCATCGAGTTCCTTGGCGACATTGGTATGACCGAGTGCGATGGCGTCGGCATCCGCCTTGGCCTTGTCGGCATCGGCTTTCGCCTTGGCGGCGTCCGCCTTTTCCCTATCTTCCTTCTCCTTGTCGGCATCGGCCTTCAGCTTATCGGCATCCGCCTTGGCCTTGTCGGCATCCGCCTTTTCCGCGTCCGCCTTCATCTTGACGGCAGCGTCGGCTTTCTCCTTGTCGGCGGCGTCCTGCTTCATGCAGACCGCGTCAAGTCGCGCGCTGTCTTTCTTGCGCTCCTCGGACTCGGCATCCATCTTCTTGTGGAGCGAATCGAGCATGCTCTTGACGGCGTCCAGTTTTTCATCCTCTTTATCAGCCATGATCAATTAACTCCTGTGAAAGAAAAATGTAAAAAACACTAACGATTAGCCATCCGGCTCAGCTCATGCAATTTCAATTGGCGCACTATCACGTCCAACTTGGACCACTGAGCTGGGTTGGTGGCGTCAACAGAATGCACGCCCTCCATGCCTCGCCCCTGATCCCACACCCCAGTCCCGCCTTTACCTGTTCCTTGTGGGTGCGAGAACAAAAGCGCGATATGGTCCAACACATCTGGTTCGTTTTCGATGAGTAGCGTCGTGCCATCCTTCATCGTGACCTCAACGCCATCGCAGGTAAGGCCGGGAGAGGTGGACATGCGCTCGGTCTCAATCATCTCGGCGACGTCCATGTCGAAGACTTTGGCGATCGCCCAGACCTCATTGCCTCGGATGAACGGCAGAAACACCGAGCCGATGTTGCGGTCCCGGTATTCCTTGGTGTTGAGCATGCTCTTGCGCGGGTGCTCGAGAATCACCGGCAGCCCGTTACAGCGCTGCAGGAACTCCTCATTCAGATACAGCGCCGGGTCGCGCCACGGATATTCATCGTGAGACGGCCGGTAGGCGAGTCCCGTACCAGTGATTCGTATCGCCACCAGCAGCATGTTGCTGTAGCGCTGTGGGCTCGTAAGATCACCGGCCGCCATGGCCTTCGCGATGTCGAGTTCGTGCATGTCGAAGCGCGCAAGCGCCACGCGCGCGCCCGGGTGCAGCGGCAGCGTCAGGGCGGCGGCGCGACCGGCCCATGCAAACATGTCGTGCTCTTCGTTCAGCACCGGCACGAAGGCGTCTGCGGCGCCCAGAAACGTCGTGAAGTCCACGCCATCCTTGATGCGCCGCGTCCACGGCGCAAGTTTGCCGCTGTACTCGCCACCGGTTTCCTCGACAAACTCGCGGCGCGCGCAGTCTTCAGGAGATTCCTCGGCCTCGACACCGCCGCCCGGGAATGCCCACTCGCCGGCATGATCGCGCCCCGTACGTCTCAGCAGCAGCACGCGACCATCGGGCGCCGTCAGCATGATGCCGGCCGCGCGCAGCGGCTCGACTGACGCCGGCGGCACAGAGGGCGAGGTCGCGCCTGGCTCGCCGTCGCTCACGACTTTGACTCGACAGGCGGCGCGAACACGTAGAAATGCAGCACGCAGTAGGGCTTGTCGGCCGTCACGGCGCGGTGATGCAGCAACTCCACATCCGGCAGCTCAAGCCCGTGTTTCGCCAACAGCGGTGCCAGAGCGTCGGGCAACTCACTGACAAACGCGTTCAGACGTGTGTTGCCGTCCACGATCGCAAGCTCTCGCAGCGTGCGTTCGGCGTCGGTTGGCTTGGCGGCTGGCACCGATTAAGTCTCCTAGGCGTTGATAGCAGCGCGCACCCGCGCAAGTTCCGCTTTGCCGGCGCCCGTCAGCATGCCGTCCGGCACGTCACGAAGTGCATACACGTACTCGTAGTGGCACGAGCAGTTTTTTGTTATTATACCTTCAGTGACATACCAGCCACTTTTGACCTGAAGGTTATAGACATGGCCAGACCACGAATTCGTCTTGATCTTGACCGCTTTCGTAAGCTGCGCGCGGAAGGGAAATCGTTGCAACAACTCGCCGATATCTTTGGCGTCAGCCCCATGACCGCGCTCAAGGCGATCAAAGAATGCGGCCTCGACAAGCTCAGGCGCAACCATGCCAGACTCGACATTGACATTGCTGCTGTCGTGAGAGCCTACCAAGCCGGCGAAAGTGTCCTGGCCTTGGCCAAACGATTCCAGGTGAGCCGCGGAGCAATTATATACAGGCTCAATCAAGCCGGTATTGAACTGCGCGGGAACTCCGAAGCCGGCGCCATACGCATGGAGCATCTGGGACCTGAAGGTCGCAGCCAGATTACTGACGGCGCGCATAACTTTCTTAAAGGCCGCAAGCACACCGAACCGCAGCGGGCCGCGATTGCCGCCAAGAGAAAATTTATGGTCGGCTTTGGCGAGCGCGAACTCATCGAGGCGCTGCGGCAGCTCGGCTTGCCAGTCGATGGACAGACGCCGTGTGGCCGCTACGGCATCGACATAACCATCGGCCCCATCGCCGTGGAAGCTTGCGGGCTCAGTGCAAAGCGACTCACTGATGCCAAGTTCTTGCAGCGTGCCAAATACATCCTGAATCATGGGTACGATTCGATCGTATTGATCTTTGCCAGCAGCCCACAGGCTTTGCTGGGGAACTTCCACGACCTCGTCGCCTTCTTGAATCGAGCCTATTGGCTTCCAGCCGCTGAGCGTAAGAACTGGGTGATTCGGTGTCGCACGCAGCGTTTTACCAGAAGCCGTAATAAGCTCGGTCAACTCACCGCTGTACCAGCGTCGATACGCCATCTCCACACGATCAGCGAATGGAATCCTTGACTCGCCTGGAAAACAGAACACGAGGAATCCAGGGGCCTCGATCTGATCGGTGTACTGGTGACCGTCGAGTTTTATCAGGCCGCGCTTGAGCGCCCAGTTGTCGCGGATGACGAAAAACGCGTGGCGCTTGTCCCAGGCGACGTGCTGCGGCCGCGCATCGTAATCCGGCAGGCCGCGGTGCACGTGCTTCCAGTAGCCGCCGAGCGCCCCGCCGTCGACCGCAATGATGTCGTGGATCGCGGATACGAGCTTGTGGCCCTGATCGATAATGACGCGCGATTCCTCGTGGGCGAGTCCTGCGATTCCGCGGCGCACCTTCTCGGCCTCTTCGGCCTTATCCACCGCGTGGCTTCCGCCCGCCGGTATCGATGTCGCCCAGCCGGTAAAGCGCTGCAACGTGCGTTGCTTACTGGCGCGACGGCCGAACACAATGAGGTTCGCAGATGCCAGAATCCTTCGGTTCAGCTCCAGGCGCAGCCGCGGCGCGATCTGCTGCAGCGTGAATACCGAGACGCCCGGGTGCACGCGCAGCAGCTGCGAAGGCCTGGCAACCGTGCGCGCAAAGATGCGCTCCAGGTGATCGGCGATACGCGCCTGCACCACGTGAGCCGGCAGAAACACGCTGCCGGCGGCCGCCTCTATGGCGGCGAGCCAGCGCTCCAGCCGCGCCTGACTGTCAAATCCGTGAACCGTGAAGTCGCGAACGGCATCGTTGATGACCGCGTAGAAATTGTTGCGCGCCACGCGTTACGCCGACACGACGGCGCGAGACGGTAGTCTTGTCAGCGCTGTCCGGAAATTCGCCAGCGAGTCTCGCTTGGCCGGGTTACTGCGGGGCTCTCCACCCTGCGCGCCTTCCGCGGCAGCCTTAAGCTGCTCGTTCTGCTGATCTTTCTGTTCCTCGAAGTGAGCCTCGAGCGCGTCGAGGTCAAGATTCAGCGGATGCGGCAGCAGCGTCTTGATCTCGCTCAGGTTGTCGCACAACCACGCCACGACTTCGGTCTTGTTGGCCGGGTCCACCGCCGGCAGCAGCGTCTCCACCACGGCCACCATGGCCTCGAACTTCACGGCCTCACCCTTGGCTTGCTCGCCGGGGGGCTCCACCAGCATCGAGGGCCAGGTCGCGCTGAACTTTCGGCACCAGTCAACGAACGCGGCCTCGTGCGTAAGTCCAGCCATCGCTTCCGGATACAGCTCTTTGATGCGCGTCCAGAAGGCGGGCGCCATCCAGGCCCGGTACCTGACGATGTTGTCGCACCAGTCATAGTCGGGCTTCATGTCGAGCCTGACGCCGTCGATGTACTTCGAGATGTTCTTGGCGTCCTCGGTACCCTCCGCCATGCCGCCTATCATGGTCTCGTTCTGCAGCAGTTTCGCCGGCATATCGGCGGCGGTCGCGCAGTCCTTCAAGATATTGTCGCGGGCGAATGTGCCGGCGCCGTCCACGTTCTGCATGTCCAGCGTCTCGATATCTTCAGTGACATCGATTGTCGCGACCTCACCGGTAGTCGCGGCCTTCAGGATCTTGCGCTTCAGCGCCGCGATCGCCTGCATGACCTTGCTGATGACGCCGCCAGGCGCCTTCATCTTGGCGATGATCAGCGCGATCTTGCCGGCGATGACGTCATTCGCCACCATCGTCTTGACGAACGACTTCAGCGGGAACAGCGCGCGCTGATAGACGCTGCGTCCCGTGAACCCGAAGCCTGAGTCTGTGTACGAGATATAGATCGGGTCTTCATTCATCGCCACCCGAAAGCGCGAGCGATGATAATTCTGGCCGAAGCACACGACGCGCGTTGCCTGGTTGAAGTCGGGCGTATTGGGCAGCTGGTTCATGATGACCGAGCCCGACATGTTCAATGGGTCGAACACGTTGAAGAATACCGGCAACTCCCAGAGCTTTCTCATGTCGAGCGGCGCATCGCTGGGCTTGCCGACGCACCCAAGCACCAGGGATGAGATGCCGTAGACGCGCGACAGTCTGCGAAAGTTAAGGATGTGCTGCTGGCACTTAAGCTCGGCCTCAACTCTCAAGAACTCCTCGACCACCTCTTTGGGCGAGCCCGGCACCGTGATTGTGCGCGGCTGCGACTGCGCCATCTTGATGGGCGCCTCGGCCATCTTAGCGCCCAGCGGATGGTAGAGCAGGATCGTCTTACAGGTCTGATAGGACGGCGCCGCTCCTGGAACGATCTCATCGCACATCAACAGGTCGAGCAGCGACGACCCAAGGTTCGACGAACTCTCGATGCCGGCGAACGAGGCGTTGACCGGGCTGTCGCTTCCCATCGGCTACGCCGTCTCTCGACGCCGCGCGGCCTCGTAGTGGCGCCGGCCGGCGCGACACGCGCTCTCAAGATCGCAGATCTCAGCCCACGCGGGCGCGCGAGGCGCGATCAGCTTGTTGATGAGCACCGGCAGCTGCGAGCGCGAGACGGTATTGGTCAGGTAAGTGCCGCCGTTGAGCTGGCAGTTCAGGCACCAGTTTTGCGTGAACGGTACGGATCCCACAAGATTACTGTCGGTGCTCTGTAGATTCTGATTCCAGATGTTGTTGTCGTAACCGAACAGCGTGGGCTGCGAGCAGCAGTTTTCGACCCCGACTTCAGCGAGCAAAAACGGCTTGCCGACGCCCTGAAAGTAAACAGCCGCCTGCGCCGAATCGGTAAGGTTACTGATCACCTGTGACTGAGTGGTCGGGAAGTACATATCCACGCCACCGATGTCCCAGAAGGTAGAGCCCGGGTCGTTGGCCGCCGTGCCCCCACCCCCGGAGTTCGAGACATAGGCATAGATCGCGTTGACGCCCTGCGCGCGGAAATAGTTGACCACCTGCTGATACAGGGCAACGAACTGCGCATTGGTCGGGTTGGTGCCGCCGGTGCCGTTGGTGCCCCACCACCAGCTGCCGTGTCCGAGATTGTTCTCCCAGAACGGTCGCACAATGAGCTTCGGGCCACCAGTGGTGATGGAATTCATCGCCGCGGCTTGCGCGCCGATGCCGCCGTTGCACGGCGAGACACCGGTGTACGAAGTGCACCCGGACGCCCCGAACATGAAGATCTGGTAGTAGGAGTTGCCTACCGTGATGACGCCTGGGAACGCGTTATTGCTACCGCTGAAACCACACCCACCGGCCTGCGACGGGTCGGTCTCCAGCACCGACACCATCACGATGCCGCCGGCGGCAATCCAGCCGTTGGCGGTAGAGATCGCTTGTGAAGTAGAGGGGGCAGTCCCGGGGCATGTCCCCGGCGTATTCATGTAGATGCCGAGGATCGCTGGCGTCTTGCCGCTGTTGCTGCTGCTGGTGCAGGCACCGCTGCTGCCGGCGGTGCACTGCAAGGTTGTCGCGGTCGCAGGCGTCGCGCTGCCCGAAGGCAGGAACTGATCGAGCGGGCTGGTGGAGAACTGGTCCCACCACTGGCCACTCACCATGCTGCCGCTGTTACGCAGGCTGTTCATGTACGTCAGCAGGGACGTACCACCACTAGAGCCACCGCTGCTGGAGCTGCCCCCGCTGCTGGAGCTGCCGCTACTCGAACTTCCGCCGCCACCACCGCCCGCGGCCTTGAAGGCCGCGACATTCATTACCCAGAAGCCACTGCTTCCCTGGGTTGCGGTAGAGGCGTAAGTGCCGGTGCTGAATACATCCTTGTCCTGAAGGATGTTGCCACTGTTGGTGACGCGGATCGTGTAGCCGCTGCCGGCCGTCGGGGACGATCCAAAGACGTAGGCGCCGCCCACCAGCAGCTCGACGCTCTGCGTGGTCGCGACATTGCCGCTACTGAGCGCGGTGCCAGTCGATGAGGCGGCCCCCGCGGCATGATCCAGCGGCGACGTTCTCGCGATGCCGCTGTATTCCGCGGCGCGCAGATTGATCTGCGGCGTCGTGGTATTGAAGACGACGGTGACAGAATTGACGCCCGTGCTGGCCGAGCTGATATTGGGCGCGTAGTAGATGACCTGGCTGGGGCCGCCAGAATTACTGACGACGGCAGACGCGGCAGCGTAGGTGTTGCCCTGAGTATCGGTGACCGACGAGATGGTGGAGGTCGAGTTGTTCCACCCGATCGCCACGACATTCAGGTCGCCGGCGGCCTGCGCCCCGGTGAAGTTGACGCTCAGGGTCGTGCCAGAACCGGTGTCGTTGCCGTTGCCCTGTATGAACTGCGGGGTGGCAAAGCCGGTGTAAGTCGTGAACAGTACGGGGGTCGTGCCTGCCCACGAGGCGCCGAGCATGGATGCGCCAATCGCATAGACCGCGATGGCCGCGCAGATCAGCGCGCTTTTCAGACGCTCGAGCATGGCTTAGGCCGCCAGTTTCATATCAGCGATGCCAGCATCAGCCCACTGTGGCGCGGGCAACTTGACGACATCGCTCAAATTTGCGTTGCCGCCGATGAACCAGGCCGTAAGCGTAGACCCGTACTTGCAGGCCGTGGCCAAGCCGCCGGCCACCAGCGTGCGGCTGCCGGTGCCCAGCGATGGCAGGAACGTCAGGGTGTCGGTAGTGATCGCGATCGTGACGGTCGCACTTCCGGGCTGTGCGAAGAAACTCACGCAGGAGCCGGCCGGAAAACCCACCGATGAATTCGCGGGAATCGTGACCGTGCAGACCGACCCGCAGTTCATGTCGACCTGCTTGCCGCGGTCGGTGAGTGCGATCTGGTAGCTGCCGGTCTGCGCGTTGGGCGGCAGATCCAGATAGCCAACTGTGTAGGTGCCGGCCGGCAGCGTCGCATTGGTGGGCGCGCTCACCGTGAAGGTAGTGGCAAAGGCACCCGTGAAGGTGACGTTCCCGCCTATCGTGAAAAGGCTACTGCCGTTGTTGACTCCGGTACCTCCGTAGAGGCCAGGCAGAATGCTCGACACATCGGACGCCAGGTTGATCGGCACCACGTAGGCGCGAATCTGCGCAGTCGTGGCAGCGAATCCGCAGTAGCCGCCCGAGCAGCCGCTGCCGGAGCCAACGGCCGCAATAGGCCACAGCTCGGTGCCGACCAGCGAGCCCGACGGCGTCGCACTGTAGATGTAGGTGCCTGGCGATTGCGCGAACGCCGGGCACGCGATGAGCGCCGCGAGTACCACGGCAACGCTAAGAAGTTTCTTCATGGGAATCGGACCCCTTGTCCGCTGGGGAAGAGAATCGCCTGGCCACTGGGGAACAACATGAACTGACCTGAGCTACCGCCGCCGCCGCCGCCAGAGCTGCTGTAGTTCACGACCCACCAGTTGGCGTTGTCTGATTTGAACTGCGCCGAGGCGTATTGCGAGCCAAGGCTGAACGTCGGGCTGGTATCTATGGTCTGCCCGAGCAGCGTTGCCACTACGACCGCATTAGATGTGCTGTCGATGCGCTTAACGTAGAGGCTTCCGAAATCCCCTACCGCCGTGGGCAACGTGATCGTGACCGGGCCGCCAGCCGCGTTGACCAGCACGGCCGGCATGACATCCGACAGCGTGACGTTGCTACTGACCTGGACGTACTGCGAGCCGGTTGCCGATCCCGGGCACGCAGTAAGCACATAGACCGCGCCGTTGGATAGCAGGCACAAGCCGGTCTGACCGACCGGATTGGGCAGCTGCAGGTAGGGCGGCAGGATGTACTGCGAGAGCATCCAGGGCGTGATGTCGACCGTGGCATTACCCTGCTGCGCCGGTATGCGCTCGGTTCCCGCCAAAGGAACTTGGGCGTTATCGTACCCGCCCAGCGCTTGACCGAAGACCGGCGCCGCGATGAGCAGCGCCAGCCATGCGACCAGAACTTTCATGGAAACGTGCCGGCCTCAGCCCTGCAGCGGATTCTTGCGGCAATGCAGATGCCCGGTCGCGGTCAGCGCGGCCACCGTGAAGGTATCGACCGCCACCAGGTACTCATTCGTGACCGCGCTCAAGGCCTGGCGCACGTATGGGGTCGTAAACACCGGATCATTGGTGCCGGTCATCACATTCGCTGCGGTCTCCAGGTCCGTATAGGTACCCAGATTGCCGATCGTCGCAGCGGTCTGCGAGATACCCTGCTGCAGATTGGTGATCGAGGTCGAGCTCGCCGGCACGTAGAGCACCGATCCCATGCAGTCCCAGTCCCCTACGGGCAGCGCGACTGCGACAAGCGAGATGCCGGTCGCCGTGGTGACGGCAGCAGTCGAGGTCAGGTTCGCGGTCGTCGAGGCGCCGGTGGTCGCAGCATAGGTTCCCGCCAACGCGTTTGCAGGTGACGTCGACACATAGAAGGTGCCATTTGCGACCGAGATCGGCGTGATCCAGTAGTTGGTCGACGTCGAAAGCCCGGTGGGCGCGTTCGCGGTGATCGTGATCGGGCAGGTCCATGCGGTCCCGATCGAGGCCGACGCGTTCCAGGGCGGAGACGGCCACGTGCCTACGGTAGGCGTCGCATTGGTGAACGCCACCGAGGCGCCCGAGACAGCGCTCGGGCAGTTGACCTCGACGTACTGGCCGGCGTAGGTCTGCGCTTCGGCGGCCGTGCCGGCAATCAGGAGCAGCACGAGCGCCGCCGCGAGGCCAGCGAATACAGCGGACAAGGACTTGAGCTTCATGGTCGAACTCCTGAAGGTTTGAAGAAAAGGAAATTGAAAATGCTTCGCTCTACCGCCAGGCGGGAGCGGGAATGCTATGCGGGCTCATCCTTAGTGAATGCGGCGGCGTAGCTGGCGCTTGAGAACCTTGATCTCTGCCTGCTGTTCTTGCATGGCTTTGACCAGCACCGGAATCAGGCCGACATAATCAGCGGTATTCGGTTTGCCTTCGCTATCCAAGCCGACCAATGTTGGCAGTACAGGCGCGACTCCTTCAGCTGTGAATCCATAAAGCTGATGATCTGGGTCGCCATGGTCAGCATTCAAATAATAGCTAACTGGTGTGAGCGCTTCGATCTGCTTCAGGCCGACATCTAGCGGCTCTATGCCGTGCTTGAATCGCTCACTTGATGTGCCGAGACAGATTCCAATGGTTCCAGAGCCGTAGTACAGCGCATGCGAAGTCGTGTCCACGCAGACACTAGCGTCGGTATGAGTGGCATCGGACGCTATAGTCGGTATCTCAACCAATCCGCTTGTAGGCTGCAAGATGAGAGCACCCGCAGCATTGGCTACCCATACATTACGGGAATTAACGGTGTCATACAGATAAAGCTGATTAGGTGAACCCTGATACATTCCCAGATGCCATTGCTCAGTCCCGTTGTCCTGAAATACAAGTTCGCCCTGAGAACCGGTCGAAGTACTTGTCGTATTCAAAATGAGTTCGGTATTGCCAGCAGCGCCCTGCGGCAGCACCGTGACATATCCATTGTCATTCGCTCCGGAAAAGGAACCGGGGGCCAGTGTGATAGAGCCCCCGACGCTGCTGCCGCTACCCCCGGTCTGTCCTTGGATTGTCGTCGATAGCCCATTCGTTGAGGCTGCGGCTGTCGGATAAGTAATATTCAGTCCAGCCTTCGCGGAAACGAGGGTGGCAAAGTTGTAGGCGCCGCTTCCAACATCGTTGCCTGCAATCAACGTGGACGCTGCTGTATAGCCCAGCATATTGGCTGCGGTGACTGCGGTCCCGGCTCCGGTGCCGATCAATGACGTATAAGCTTCATTGGCCTCCAGCGTGCCGCCTACAGCCGTGTTGGAAAAGATGCTGTTGGCGGTCGTTGACCACCATTTATAGGCGATATTGTGATGGATTAATACGTTGGTTGCCGGTGTGTACGCAGCAGCACAGCTATAGGCTCCCACCGTGACGCCATCGCCTTCACAATAGTTATCGTGAATATCGATGTTACTTGCGGTGTACATTACGAGATAACCCCACGCACTGACGCCGCTGCCTAACACGCAACGATTGTTAGCAACCACGCCGCGATTGTCAGATCCGCCGCCGTTGTAACCGTTAACTGCAACGCACTGAGCGCCGTTGTTGATCGCTAGATGAATTGTATTTCCCAGAGCCTCGAAACCAATGGAGTTGGCTGCGCTGGAGTCGGTGTTGATTCCGGTGAATGAAATGCCGTCAGCGCCACTGGCGGCGGTGTTTTTGATCGAGCAATAGTTGAAGTTGATGTGAGTGTCGGTGAAGCCGCCCCAGTTATCGTAACAGCCATCGACCATGTTGATCGAACTGTTATTGGTGACCCATACATCTGTGGAACCAATATTCGCTACTGAATCATTAGATCCGTTGAAGAAGTTGTCATGTACAAAAACGTGTGAAACCCCGGCGAACTGCAACGTATGCGGCGAACCGGAGCCAAAACCTGCGATAGTGTTCGGAAAAACGAAGTTGCAACCACTTACCTCAAAATTCGTCCCGGTGGTTTGCCAGAAAGCCGGCCCAACGGCACCCCCTGACCAACTTGCGTATGGCGCTGCCGTTATCGTTGCCCCCTCACAACGCACATGCGTATTCGATGGCAGCGCGTTAGAACCTGAGATCAAGTAGTTCCCAGGTGGAAATAGCAGAGTCGCGCCGGTAGATGGAATTGCAGCTATCGCCAGAGCAATCGCGGCCGTGGAGTCGGCAATGCCGTTAGGATTCGCCCCATAGCTCGGATCAATAACATTGATCACGAAACCGGGGATGTGATTGCTGGCAGCGCTCACCGTCTTGTTAGAGAGCGGAGTGGTGTTGGTCGCATCCAGGATCGTGCTGCCATTTGAGGCGGTAACGCCGGCTGGAAGCGAAGTATTGGCGACAGGCGCGGCCGACGAGCCCGTGTTATTTGACAGAATGCTGTCCGCCGCGATGGCCGCAAGACCCCCGGTGCTGCAGGCACCATTGATCCAGGCACCGGCCGGAAGCGCCGTCGAACTCCAGATCAGGCACTGATTGTTCGTGGCTCCGCTGATCGAGAGCGGCGGCGCGGCACCGCTGACACCGCCATAGTTGACGGTCTGGGCGAGCGCGGGCACCGCGAACAGCAGCGTCACGACAAGCGATAGACAGCGCTTCATTGAGGGTACTCGCTTCATGGGGGATACATCGAAAGTGAAACCGTGGGGCTCGTGCCGCCGCTGAGCGCCGTCAGATTGCCGCGCACGTACGGGTAGTTCGGGACGGCGGTCGTGACCGCATAGGTCGCGTTGCTACCGCCCAGGTTGAAGCTCGCCAGGATGCTCCAGCCGACGCTCGGGTCCTGCGTGACCTCGACATTGACGGCTGCTGTCGCGCCGCCGGTGACGCTCGCCTGGAAACTGGAACTCGGGTAGTTCTTCCATGAAAACTGCGCGCCGGCGCCGGTCGCGGTGACGGCTTTGAGCAGATAGGTGCCAGGGGATGCGGCGAGCACAGGCAACGCGAGCGCCAGCAGTGCGGCGAGCCGCGACAATCGTCTGATCATCAATGCAGTCTCCACTGGGTTGCAATGTAAGTCGCGTTCGCACAGCCCGATGGCGGAATGTAGACGAGCTGCGCGTTGGCGGTGCGAAACTGATTGGCAGCGGTTGAGCTGCCGGACAGGCTCGGGAACTCCAGTAAATCGGTTGTGCTCTGATCGCAGATCAGAATCGTGAAGCCCTGCGGCACCCCGCTCCCCGACAGCCCGGTGATCGTGGTGCCGCCGGATGCCGCGGTGATCAGCAGCAGATTGGTAGTGCCGGCCGTATAGCCGGCGGGCGAATAATTGTTGACGCTCGATCCGGGAGCGGCGTCCGAGACCGCGCTTCCATACGGGTTGAACCCCGTGGCATTGGTCAGGTTGATCGCGGACGGCGTCCCGAGATTCGGTGTGACCAGCGTCGGTGACGTGGCCTGGACCACAGCTCCAGATCCGGTCGTGGTCGCGGCCACGATCTGATGCGATGAATTCGAGGCCAGTGCGGCCGAGCTGGCCGGGATCGCCGCGCCATTGATCTGTCCCACCACGGTCGCGAGCGAGCCAGCGGTGTTCGTCATATCCCCGGTGTGCGCAGGCTCTTGAGCCGCTTGCAGTGTCCCGGTCAATCCGGTGGTCTGAAGTCCCGTGCCGTTCGTCAGAGTCACGGATGATGGCGTGCCCAATGCCGGAGTCACTAACGTGGGCGATGTCGCCTGGACAGTAGCGCCGGTTCCGGTGCTCGTGGTGTACGAAGTGACACCAGATCCTGCAGACGTCTGCACTACTCCGGATAGCGCCGGCAATGCAGTAGCAGGCAGCCCCGTGGCATTGGCTAAATTGATGGCAGAGGGCGTGCCGAGTGCCGGCGTCACCAATGTGGGCGACGTGGCCTCGACAACAGATCCGCTGCCCGTGATTGAGGCGCCGACCAGCTGGCTTGAGGAATTCGAGGCCAGCACCGTTTGAGACGCCGGCACGACCGCGCCATTTACGCGTACAACGGCCAGCGCAAGTGACCCCGCCGCATTGGTTGCATCCCCAGTGTGCGCGGGCTCTTGCGCAGCCTGCAGAGTTCCGGTCAGTCCCGTGGTCGGTAGGCCCGTGCCATTGGTCAACACTACCGCGCTCGGCGTACCCAGTGCCGGAGTCACAAGAGTAGGCGAAGTCGCCTCCACCACGGCGCCCGATCCCGTGACGGTGGCCGCGACAATTTGACGCGATGAGTTCGAGGCTAGCGCGCCGGTGCTCGCCGGCACCGCGGCTCCATTGACCTGCGCCACGACTGGATTCGGATAAGTGCCACTCAGGTCACCGGCCGCCGTGCCCGTGGGCGCAGCTCCCGTGATGCTGACCGATGCGGCAGCGGTGAGGCGGCCGTCGACGCCCACGGTGAACTGGCCCACGTGCGTGCCATCGCCGTAGCTCGCCGCGGTGACCGCAGTCGCCGGGATCGCGGCGGCCTGCAGGTTCGTGGCGTTGGCAAGATTCAGCGCTGAGGGCACGCCAAGGGCTGGCGTCACGAGCGTCGGCGAGGTCTGGAGCACGACCGGGCCTGAGCCAATGGTCGATGCGGCCGTCAACTGATGAGAGGAATTCGATGCAATGACGGCCGCGCTCGCCGGCACGGCAGCGCCGTTGACGCCGGAAACCGCGACCACGCCGGCGTTCGATATAGAGGCATCCCCGCTCACGGTCTGCGGCGCGTAGGCGGTGCCGCCGGAATTGCCAATCGGGATCTGCGCGGACGTCGGCGCCGTCGATGAGTTCAATCCGCCCAAGCTCGTGCCGAGCGTACCCGTGATGCCGCCGACGCTCAGATTGATTGATGTCGCGGTCGAACCGGCCGATGTCGTGACCGGCCCCGTAAATGCCGGCAGCGTACTGAGCACGGTACCGCATTGCCCATTGGCGTACAGCACGAGACTCGACAGCGTGCCGGTGCACAGGCTCCACTGCGCCGTGATGTCCGAGAAGATAACGCTGCCAGCGGTGTTCAGATGACTGCCGACGCCGAACATCTGGTAGAGCTGCGCGAGCTGCAGATCGAGCTTACCGCCCACGACATACAGTTGATCGCCGCTATTCGTGCCCGACGGACCGCTCGTCGTGCACAAGATATTGCCGGGCTGCTGACAATAGATCGGCGCGAACTGCGCGTGCGCGCGATCGACGTGCACGCCAAGCGCAAGCAACACCGCGACTGCGAGCAGTGCCCGCATGTAATGTCTCAAGGCAATGCCTCCGCGTGTGTTTTAAGGTGAGCGCACGATCTGAAACATCGTGCGCTGCTGGTAGGAGCCGCCGAAGCCATCGGTGACGATCACCGTCAGCACATGCGTCTCGCGCGAGCGCGATACCGAGATCATCTCGTTCTGTGCCGAGGTGATCATAATCGTGTTGCCGCGGCCCACGGGCAGCGTGGTGGGCGCTAGGATCTCGGCTCCGCTGAGCAGATCATCGATGCGGTACTGAATACTGGACGGGATGAACGAGGCTCCGGTCGGATCGAAGTACGCGGTCTGGTAGGACGCCGCCGAGCCAATCAGGTACGCCGGCTCGTTCACAGTGATGCCGGGCTGTCCCGGGTTCAACGGCGTGAAGATGGCTGAGCCGAACTGAACGGCAGTCAAGTACCAGGTGCTGTCGATCGTGACCTGCGCACTGTCGATCGTGATGGCGCCGGCCGGCAGCGCAAGTAGCGCCAGCACGATTGCGAATGCGCGTTTCATCTGCACTCCTCAAAAGCCGAGCGAATTACCGCATGAGGACTTTATTAATCAAAAACCCAGAGAATTGCCGAAAGCCAATGCTAGGCCATAAGAAAATGCGTCAAGCAAATCATCTTGCGCGTTCCGATCGACTTTAACCGCGGCATCGAATCCTACTATCTGCGCGACTAGGTGATTCTTGTCGACGCCCTTGTAGTTGACGGTCTTCGCGCGCGCGAACTCCGTGAGCTTCACCTGCCCCAGATGCACGTAGCCGCTGACATCCAGGCAGCGCTCGGACTTGCCCATCGCGGTGAGTTTGGACTCAATCGGATAGGCCTCGAGCCCGAGGTTGAGCGCCTGCTGCAAGAGGATCGTGCCAGAGCTCTTGTCCTCGATGTGCGCGCCGCGCGTGCCGGCGATCGCCTTGCACTCGTTGGCGTAATAATCGAGCTTCTGAAAAACGCTCGGCAGCCAGTTGATCAGCAGCGCGCCATCGATCTGCTTGTACTCCCAGTCCAGGATGTACAGCGGATACTCGCACACGTTGTGCAGGTCGACCGCCCAGTAGACGACGCCGCAGCCATCGTTCTCCTGGCCGGTTTTCATCGCCGTGTCGATCGTGGCAAAGACGCACGTCGGATGCAGCGGCATACCGGCGGCGCGCCCATCGATGAGCATCGAACCCAGGCTGAAGAAGGAGCCAGAGGGCAGGCGGTGAATGCGGCCTTCCCAGATGTGCTCGACGCGCATGCGGGCGGACATGCGGCCGCCCTCATCTACGGCATCCTCGATGCGCGAGAGGTCCGCCTGGCGCTCGAGCTCCAGATCCTCGGGGAACCAGGGGTTGCGATCCCAGTTCACCAGCTTGACGTAGGAGCCCGGAAAGTGCCGCTCGATGCTCTTCTTGCCTTTGACGAAGAGCTTATAGGTGGCGTCGTCCTCCTCGAACGCGTTGAACGTCACCCAGATCTCGGGCGGCGTATCGCTGGTCTTTCTGATCGTCTTGGTCAGGATGTCCCAGCTGAATTCGCTAACCGCCTGGGCTTCCTCGACCCAGACAATGTTGATGCCGTACGTGGACTTGATCTCCGAGACATCGGAGCGCAGGCCCATGAAGATGAACTCGGAGCCCATCGTGGACTTGATCGAATTCTGGGTGACGCGAAAATAGTCCGCGTACCCCATGTTCTCGATCTCGGCGCGCAGCATCGCGTGCACCGACTCGGCAATCGACTTCTGGATCTCGCGTGTACACAGCACGCGAATCTTCACGCGCGCCGCCAGCCATATCAGCGCCTTGGCGACTGACGTGCTCTTCGCCGAACCGCGCCCGCCGTAGTAGACCTTGTAGCGCGCCTGCCGCGTGAGCAGCGGCATGAAGTCATCGGTGAGCTGAAGCTCCCCTGGCGCCGGCGGCGGCGGTCGCACCAGCCGTCTGGGGCGAAAAATATCTACCGGGACGTCGTCTGGATCGAAGTTAGGAAACAGCTGCGTGTTCAGCATCTGCCGGCGCTCCCTCGGCGCTCTGTTCGGGTTCCGCCGTCGCGTCTATCGTCTGCCCCGTGGGCGCCTCGAGCGCTATCGGCTTCACGGTGTTATAGAAGTCGTTGAGGCTGGGCGCCCTGGTCGGAGCCTCGCCTTTGTTCTCAAGCTCCGATGCACGTGGCTTATCGCCTTCCTCGATCTGCCCGCACAGCACCTTGCCCAAATAGATGATCATCGTGCGATCGCCGTCCATCGCCATCTCGAGCTGCTTTTTCTTGATCTCCATGCGCGTTCGCACCTGGCCGCGGCGCACCGCCTCGATATAGCGCAGCCGATTCTTCACGCGCGCAATGGTGCGACGCGAACAGCCGAGCATCACGGACATGTCTTCGTCACTCGGAAATAGCCGCGAATAGAGCTCGACCATGTCGAGATCGATCTTCTTGCGCGGCCGCCCCGTGGCGGCGGGCGGCTTATTGCTGGGATCTTTTTTCAGGTCGGGCATCGCATGTCCTGGGCCGCGCGGGCGCCTTTATCCTGTCCGACCGCCGAGCACCGGGGCTCGTCAGATTCTCGCTCAGGTGCGCCCGACAATTTTCGCGGGGGGTGTATCCATGACGTGACAACGACTCTACATGAGTGCGCACGCTCAAATCTATTGGCAGGAAATATCACGTGAAAACAGCTCTACGGGAACAATAAAGCTATTTGCTGCGCTCAAGCATTGCACGGTCTGGCGGCAGCGGTCACAATCTCTATGTGGGACACATATAGAGGAGGTCACATGGCAACACGTTTACCAGAGACGCTAGCGCGGGCGTTGTCGATCCGTCAGCCGTACTGCGATCAGATATTTCGAGGCACGAAGCACTGCGAGTATCGCTCGCGGCGCACGCGCATTCGCGGGCGCGTCTATATCTACGCCGGGCTCAAACCAGGCGACGACCTTGCGGGATACGAAAGCGTGCATGGCATCTTGCCCAAGGGGCTGATCGTCGGCAGCGTGGAGATCATCGACTGTCGCGTGAGCAGCTGCTACGACGACACGTGGGACTGGGTGCTGTCTAACCCGAAGCGCTATCGGACTGCGCTGGCGGTGACGAATCAGCCGCAGCCTTCTTTCTGGTTCCCGCGCTTCGCCTGACCGGCGGCGCATCATCGGCGATGGGCATTCCCAGAAGACGCATCAAAACATGACCGTTTTGATACCTCAATTGAGGTAGCTCAAACGTCTTCTGAAAGCGCTCGACTTCATCGGGCGTCTTGAAAACGAACACGAGGAAAAACTCGTTGGCAGCCTTGTCGGCGTTTGCCTTGGTGATGCTGTCGTACTGCGAGGCCACGCTCGCCATCTTCTGCGCGAAGGCGGCCAGATCCTCGCGCCGATTGTCGAAGACGTCGGTGCCAAAATAATTCACCATGTCGGTATGCGAGAAGCCGGCGCCCTCGAGCGTCACGGCCTCATCATCGAACATCGTGCGCAGACGCTCCCAGTCCCACTCGCCCATCGCCTGATCGTTGTTGAGCAGGAGGTTGAGTTCTTTTTCGCGCGCCTCATCGACATCGATGACCGCGACTTTGAGGGTGTAGTCGCTGCTGCCTTGAATCGAATCCAACTGCGCCATGCGTTGGTGGCCTGATACAAGTGTGCCGGTGCGTTTATTCCACACTGGCGGCGCCACCATGCCATGACGCTTCAGCGCTATGCGCAACTGTTGACGTGCGGCTTCTTTCAGCACCCTTGGATTATAGGCAGCGCCTTTAAGGTCTCGCCGATTCATTTCGACGACATCGTAGTTTTCAAGGCCAGCATCGCGCAAAGACGAGGCCTTCTTTACCGGCTCAATAGCCTCAGACATTGACGTGTCTCCACGTCTTTCGCGCCCTGACCTGTGTGACTGTCGTTTTGCTTATGCCTAACATACCGGCCAAAGCGCGCGTCGATAACCCGGATAGCAAGATCTTGCGCACCTTACTCTCATCCAGTTTAGCCATCCCATGATCTTCTCCGCGACGATTCATCCCATACCCGGTTGAGCTTCGGCGGTCAGCTGCATTCTCTAGCGGCGTACCCCACGCAAGATTTCTCAGCGCATTGTCTGCGCGATCATTGTTCTTGTGTCGAGTCTCCTGCCCCGCAGGACGAGGACCGATAAATGCCGTGAGGACTAATTTGTGAATGAAAACGTCAAGCCTTTGACGTTCCCCGCCGACGTAACGAAACAGAGCCACTTTGACGTAGCCTTTGTATGTCTGGCGCGCCTTCAGTGGCTTCCACTCTGTGCCGATGCCGCGACACCCGACAGCCCCTACAGTGGTGCGATGCCATGCGCTCCACACTGAACCATCGTCACCGACGCGATAGCCAGGGAATCCTTCGATCTCGCGATATTCAGTCATGACGCCATTTTAGCAGAGGCGCGCTCACCCAGGCCGAACCATTCATGGCGTCGCACAATGGCCTCCGTGTAGGGAAACAACCCGCGCACACGCTCGTAGTCGGCCGGGTGATGCCGGTACAGGTGAATGATCTCGTAGTCGATCAGATCCACCGCGGAGCTATCCCCGGTCTCACCGTCTGGGATCGGAATGTTGCGGGCCTTCAGATAGCTTAAGACTTCCCAGCTCTTCCAATGCTTGAGCGGAAAGTAGAAGTCCGACTTCGTGCGCTTCTGGTTCGCCATGCGCATACGGCGGAACGGGCCGTCAGCTTTCTTCTCGCCGGTGAGCACGAGCGTGGCGCCACTCTCACCCTTGAGCCAGTTATAGACCTTGCGCTCGGTGAAATCCTCAAGCAGACCATCGAGCTCTTTGTGCTCATCGCAGTAGAAGCCGTCGCGCAGATAGCCGATGACTTCCATCATCGGGATGCGAATCACGGTGACGTTGAACAGCTGCTCGGCGCGCCTGACTTTGGCCTCTTCAAACTCCAGGCCGGGGACAAAATAGTTGAACCAGCACACCACTTCATCGAAGAAGCGCAGCGCGATATCCACCGTGGCGAGCGAATCCTTGCCGCCAGACAGGCCTACCAGAACTCGTTTATGCGTGAGCGCGAGCTGCTGGCATTCCGCAATCGTGTCGGCAAGGTGGTTGGCCACAGTGGTGGACCGCAGGGACTACTTTTTCTTCGCGGCCCCCTTCTTGGATTTGGATTTCTTTCCGCCGCCGCCGCCTTTACTGCCTTCGGCGAGCAGGGTCGCGCGCACGACTTCCGGGTGCACGGGACGCTGCGTGTATGAATGAATCTGATCCATCGAGATTTCTCCTTGGGAGTTTAGAGACACAGAGACTGGGTGGCCGGCTAGCGACGCGACGCCCGAGCGGGGTTACTTAAACCGCCCGGGCCTCGCATCAACAACCGAGGAGGCGCCGACGTTTCCCCTCGGCCCGCACGAAGGGGATAAACGCGCGGCAAAGTGTAACCGAAAACGCCGGCACCATAATCGTCAGCGGTGTCGATCACGCCGGAATGATACGTCAGCTCCTGAGCGCTCATCATCAAGCGCTCGCGCCAATGCTGCGCCAGCTTCGGTACTGGTGTCGATCTTCACGTCGGCGCGCAATACGCGATCGCGCTTGTCCTGCGCCGTCGGCGGCAGCGGCGTGAAGCTGATTATCGGCGGCGTGGTTTTCATTGTGCCCATGATCCCTGCTCCTTACGCAACCGCTGCGGGCGGCGCGAGTGTCTTCGGCTTGACGCGATCTACCCATGCCGGATGCAGTACCTCGCTGATCAGGCGCACGACATCGATCGGCACCGGCATATCGTCGGCCCACTTCGTCCACGTCTTGGACTTGATCACCCACTCCATGGCCACCTTGTCCCAGCGCCTGACGATCTTCCAATACCCATGGGTGCGCGCCTCGTTCAGAATCACCGCGACCTGGTTGGCCGTCGCCTCGGTCGGACAGGTGATGCACGCCGTGCCTGGCTTGTCCTCGAAGCCCTCCTGGTTAGTGACGAACCAGTGATCGGCATAGCGCGGCTCATCCGAATCATCGGCCGCCGCCACATAGCCCTCGACATGCACATGAGCGGCGTGCAGGGCGGCGAGCTTCGCCTGACGATGCGCCTTAGCCGTGCGAACTGTGAATGGCATCGGAGAACTCCTTACGGGGTATCGGTCTTGACGACATCGTCCAGCGTGAGCTTGCCCGGGATCAACTTCAGCTTCGGCACGTTGCGACGCATGTACACGTACCTGTCCTCGGGGTCGAGATGCAGGCGCGGCGTCAACTCGCCAAGGCCGTACGTGCTCTCAGCCAGCAGCAGGCCGTCGCACTTGAGATAGTCGTAAAGCGCGCGCTGCATCATGGCGTTGATATCGAATGCCGCATCGGCAAAGGCGTCTGCCAGCAGGTGAGACGGCACAAAATTGACCGTCACATCTACCATCCTGGGTGCCAACTCGCCGGTGTCGTCGAACAACCAGTCGATGGTCATCGGACTCACACGTCGACGCGTCGGTAGAAAGATCACGCGGCCCGGATGGCGCGGATCTTCGTCGACGGCCACGCGTGGAGCGCTTGCCATGCGATCGCGAAAGAACTGCGCGCGGTCGATGATCACGTTGGCCCCACCGGCTGACGCCCGTACCGCATCTCAAGCATCTGTTTGAACTCCTCGATACCCGCTCGCAGTTTAGCAACATGCGCGGCATCCGGCTGAATCCACAAGCGATACGCGGCAGTCTGGGCCGGCGTGCGCCTGCGCTGGTAGCTGAAGTGCACGTAGTCGCTGCGCGCCTTTGGGTGGCGAGGATTGCGGGGCATGAGTGGTAACGGGCGCCTTTCAGGATGGGTATGTGCCAAAACAGACATCGATTTTCGCTCGAAAATGCCTATAAACAAAGCAAAAAGCCAGCGATTAGGCTGGCTTCGTGCTCGAACAGGGGATTGTGCTCCACAGACGCCGAGACGGCCGCGTAAGAATCTGGCGGCTTGCTTGCGCGACGCGAAATCTACGGCAGTTTAATCCTGCTGTCAAATCTGGTCGCTTCTGCGAACTTCGGCGCGCATCCGAAGTCATTCCCATAAAACCTACGTCTTGGACTCGCCGAGCTTACTCTGGACGATCTCGGCGGCGGTGCCCAGCCATTGCATCCAGATGAACTTCACGGCCATGAATCGGCCCGACAGCTCGCGCCTCCATACCCGCTCGGTGACGCCCTGGTAGATCCAATACAGATCCGGCACGCGAAAGACCGAAGCGAACAGATCCTCGTCCAGCACCATTTTACTGATGTGTTCGACGTAGGGGCGTTGCAGTTGATGCACGTCGATGACGGTTTCGGGCCAGTCGTGTTGCCGGCGCAGGCGATTGGCCTCGCGCGTGAGTTCCGCGTGCAGTCGCCAGTAGTTGGCCTGGCTGCCGGCGAACGATAGACCCGCGGCCATGAACTCGCGCTCCGGGCAGCCGGCTGCGGCCATTGCCAATTCGGCCATCGTGTAGCTGGGCTTGACGAACGATGGCGAGGATTTACCACGCGCCCGGGATTCAGATGGTCGCAGCAGCACCGCATAGGACTTGCCGTCTCGCACCACCATGCGCACGTCGGCGCGTGCTTTCTTCTTGGGGGCCACGCGAGCTGCCGCAGCACCATCGATACCGTGCGGCAACATCAGGGCGTACAGATCCTCGGCTTTCACGCGCTTCCCCCGATCTGTGCACTGTCCTGAAATTGTTTGAGCAGCATAAACGTGTCGGCCGCCACGGCTTCCGGATCGGACACAATGGTCCTGTCGAGACCAGGCAGCCGGTGTCCGCATCGCTCCTCGTAAAGCCGCTCTGCCCATTCAGGATTAGATGCGCCCTCGATAACGATGTGATTATCATCGAAGTGCTTGAGCATCGCGGCGATGAATCGGCGTTTGAATTCCGACACCAGCATCTTACCTTTCACGCCGGCTCCTTGAGCGCGAGTACGAAGTCGATCGCTTCCCTGAGCGCGTTCTCGAAACCTTCCCGCACCGGTGACTTGCCGTATCCAGGCGGCGGTGCAATTCGAGCGATTGCCGGCGCGTGTTTCATGAACAGCGCGGTGATCAGTGTTTGCTTCTGCGCCTCAGTCATTGGTCACCTCGAATGGCAGTGCTTCCATCGCATCACGGTATGCGCGGTTGTCTAT